GCATGGTTAATCAGAAAGAAAGGCATGCCCTTCATGTCTTTTGATGAACGGTGTTCTATTATCTCAAACCTATATATGGTTGATAGAGTCATTAGGGTTTTAGGTGATGATGTATCCGAAAACTGATAGAATCTGGTGATACTACAGAGTCCTGCACGAAAATGGTAAGGAGGTTAAAGTGAAAGAACTTACTGTTGAACCTAGAAAACGTTTAAGTATGCAGAGACATAAAGATAGAGCCGAACATTGGTTTGTTGCAGAAGGAACCGCAACCGTATATACTTTAAACGCATCAACTGATTACGAAGTGTTAGGGGAGTTTCCAACGCATTCTTCAATTCATATTCAAAGAAATCAGTGGCATCAACTTTCAAATGAAACGGATATGCCATTAAAAGTAGTAGAAATACAATATGGGGACAACTGTATAGAAGAGGATATAGAAAGACGATGATGGAAGAACAAAGAATCGAATGGATGTGGCAAGCATTCCGTCAAGAGAACGAAAATCCAAATATGGAAGAATTTATCCGTATGGTATCACGAGAGTTTGCCTGTAATCTACAAGAGGCGCAACAAAAGACGTCTCATTTACTTCTAACAGAATAGAAAAGAAACGTTCATGGATCAAATTACAATATGGATGGCAATAGGATTTCTATTAGCCGCATACTCTGTTATTGCAAACGATTCAGTACAGACTCTTGGTACTTGGATTGCATCTAACAACGAACGCTTTAATTGGAAGATTCTTTGGTTAACCGCTTCGGCGGTTTTATTATGGGCTCTTTGGTTTGGTTGGTATACAAACGGTGGTGATATATCATACGGCCGGTTGACAAAGATACCGTTCCAAGAAATAAAGTGGTATCACGCAGCAGCGCCTGCCATCCTTTTAGTTCTTACTCGTGTTGGTGTTCCAGTATCCACTTCATTCCTTGTTTTATCAGCATTTGCATCGACTTTTGTTCTTGAAAAGATGCTTATGAAATCTATTATGGGTTATGCAATTGCTGCCGTGGTTGCATATGGTTTATGGCATCTTATTAGTAGATTGATTGATGAACACAAATCATTAAAGAATGATAGAACTCGGCCGTATTGGAGAACGGCTCAGTGGGCAACAACCGGTTTATTGTGGTGGACATGGTTAAGCCATGATATGGCAAATATTTCCGTATTCCTTCCAAGGCAAGTTCCTTGGGATATGATGATTGGACTCAGTATTGTATTTGTTGTTCTATTAGGATTTATGTTCCGTGAAGGTGGCGGTAAAATTCAAGACATCGTATTAGAAAAACAAACAACAAGATATATTAGATCGGCAACACTTATAGATCTTGTGTACTTTGTTATTCTTTACTTCTTTAAAGAATTAAACAACATTCCTATGTCAACCACTTGGGTATTTGTTGGTCTTCTTACTGGTCGTGAACTTGCTATTGCTCACGTAAGAAAAACAAAAATAAAACATATATTCCCACTTGTTACTAAAGACTTTATGAAGATGATGATTGGTCTAGGTGCTAGTGTTGGTATTGTTCTATTCATCCATTACATTATTATTCCGAATGGTTATTGACATTTGGTGTAATATATAATAGTATCTGATTATTAATTTACAACATGGAGCTATATTATGGCTAAAGGCAAAAAGAGTTCTGGTAAAAACTATCAGTCAAAGGGTGAGCGCCCAAACGTAAATAAGAAGCTAAGGAATGCGATTCGTCGTGACTATATGGCGAACACACTTGCTCGAGTACTTAACCAACAGGAAGCATGGGCAAAGGGCAAGAACGTAGTCCTTACAATTGCTAATCCAAATACTAATGATACAAAGCAACGTTTCATTCGAGTTCCTGCGACTGATGTATGGGGTCGACCTGGTAATAAGTATATGATGAAGGAATCTGGTGTTACGGAGATCAAGGTATGAACCGCGATGAACTGAAGACCACTCTACTAGGTGGAGTTTGTGATGTACGTTTTACAAAGGTCGATGGTACAATCCGAGAGATGCGTTGCACTCTCAAATCTGATCTTGTACCAGCAACTGAATCCTCAGACAAGGAACGAAAGGTTAATGAATCTGTTCTACCGGTCTGGGATCTTGAGAAAGAAGGATGGCGATCATTCCGAGTTGATTCCGTAATTGACGTGCAGCCGGTGATGCTATGAAGTTTACTATTACAGGATTAGAAGACGGTAAGGTAGATTCAAACGGTAATGTCATCAATGCAAAGGGCGGAACCGAGATGATGAAGGAAGGTCTTCTTTCACGTCTTGAACCTGAGCTTGCATCTCATTTTAATATTATCTGTTCACGGGTACGTAATATTGATCCGGACAAAAAGAATATCCTATGGCTACACGATACCTGGGACGATCCTGAAGCTCAACACTTAAAGGAAGAGGATTCGCGAAAGAGATTCACTAAACTAGTATTCGTATCAAACTATCAGTGGCAAACATATCATCTTGCCCACCGTATCCCATACAGCGAAGCAATTGTTATTAAGAACGCAATTGTACCGATCCCAGAACACGATAAGCCAGACGATGGTGTAATTAATCTGATCTATCATACAACTCCGCATCGCGGTCTCGAACTTCTTGTGCCGGTATTCGAGCATCTATATAATATACACGAAGGTAAGATCCCTCTCGATGTATTCTCTTCATTCAATATCTATGGGTGGCCACACCGAGACGAACCATATAAGGAACTGTTTGAAAAGTGTCGGGCCCATCCTGGTATTACTTATCACGGCGCAGTTCCTAATGATACGGTAAGAGAAGCTTTACAGAAAGCTCACATCTTTGCCTATCCAAACATTTGGCCAGAGACATCGTGTATTTCTTTGATGGAAGCGATGAGCGCAAAGTGCGCGATCATTTGTCCAAACTTTGGGGCGCTACCTGAGACTGCTGGTAACTTTGCTAATATGTATCAATACAACGAAGATCCAAACACTCATGCAAATCAGTTTGCTAATATTCTTAATGCAGTAATTCGTAGATATCGAGATGAAGTTCATTTAGCAAAGCTAAACTTTCAGAAGGTATGGATTGATAATTCCTATTCGTGGGATATTCGTATTTCTGAATGGAATGCGCTGTTAAATTCATTAAAATAAAATCCATTGACATTCAATATTTACTGTGATAGAATAGTTAAACAATTGAATGGAGATAGCGCATGGCTAAGAGCTTGCTTAAAACTGGTGGACGTAAGAAAAGAACTGTAAGAACCCCTAAGTTCTTCGATGAGAAGTATTATGGTCCTGAACCAAAGTGGACTGATAAGGAAGCAACCGGTTCTGATATTTCCAATGCTTACAATTGGTATAACTATTTCTATAGTACAAAAGAAAAGATAAAGCTTCTCTTTGATCATTATCCTCGGCATAAGAAAGAGATCCGTCTTCTTAAGCGCCTACCTGATTGGAAGATTAACTCCACTTGCTGTTATCAAGCTAGGATGATGGCACTTGGCTGTAAACTTCCGGAAAGTTCGAAGAAATACTTTAACGATTCCATCGATGCACTGCTTAAAGAAGCAAAGGCCATCAAAGAAGTAAAGAAGGAAGAGTCGAAGGACAAACCTGTCGTATCTGTACAGGATAGGATCCGTGAGCAGATCTCGGATTACATTGCTGAAATTGAAAGTGAAGTAGATCAGTGTATGCTGAATAACTATACTTCAGACTTTAATATGTATAAGTGGTTGCAGCAGCATAACGTAAAAGCAATGCAGTCCAACGCAATTGCCGAGTACTATAAATCTTGGTATGCTGAACTGCTTGAAGCAAAGGAAGGCAAATGCGATCAACTTAAGGAAGGGTACAGCCATATGAAGAAGGCTGAACTCAATAAGTTTATCGACTTTATGAACGGTATTATTACTGACGCCTCTACCTGGGGTTCAAATCAGAAAACCGTACGTAAGACTCGAAAGAAGAAGCCGATCTCTGTTGAAAAGCAGGTATCACGACTTAAGTACCTTAATGAGAATAAGGATTACAAACTCGTAAGTATTAATCCTGCTGAAATCATTGGATCTAATCAGTTGTGGATCTTCAATGTTAAGTATCGTAAACTCGCTGTCTTTAATGCGATGGGTCCATCCGGATTCAGTATTAAAGGTACAACCATACTAGGATATGATCCAGAGAACTCTGTAACTAAAACTCTACGTAAACCTGAAGATGTATTGCCTAAAGTTTTGAGCGGTGGTAAAAGAGTACTTGCTAAGCTTATGGATGAAATAAATAGTAAAGGTTCAGAACCTAACGGTCGTATTAATGGTGATACGATTTTACTTAGGGTGATCAAGTGACACAAGCAAACAATGTTCTTAAGTTTCCAAATATGGGACTAATGCCAAAGCCTAAAAATGAAACGGAACTTGGAGAACATTTTCTTCAAAATAAAAAAATCTATATTGATCACGTCGTAGATCATTATAGTATTCAGTTAATCAATAAGTTAGGAATGCATGGCTTTGATATATACGAAGAGGATTTTATCAAAGGCTATTCCTATACAATTGAATCATTAAGAGCAACACTGTATTCTACTCTTGATATTTACCATCCTTTCAATGAACATATGGATGATATGATTGAGATGTTAGAAGAAGATGATTTTGAAGATATGGATTGACATTCATCTCTTAATGTAATAATATATAATATATTGAATAAATCTGAGTATGACTGATGATTCTCGTTGACTTAAATCAGGTAATGATTTCTAATCTGATGATGCATATCGGTGGCAAGAATGTTCCAATTGATGAACAACTTGTCAGACATATGGTACTTAATTCGCTACGTCTATATCGTAAAAAGTTTGGTGACAAGTATGGTGAGCTTGTTATCTGCTGTGACGATAAGAACTATTGGCGTCGTGATATCTTCCCTTATTATAAGGCGCATCGTAAGAAGGACCGTGAGGCCTCAGGTCTCGATTGGCATACCATCTTCGAAGTGCTTAACGGTATTAGGGATGATCTCAAAGAAAACTTCCCATACCGAGTTCTGCAGATCGACCGGGCAGAGGCAGATGATATTATTGCTACGCTTTGCCATACATACGGTCACCTCGGTCTACAGAGCGATTCGGCAGAACCTATCCTTATCCTATCTTCAGATAAAGACTTTGTTCAGCTACAGAAATATGCAAATGTTGAGCAGTACAGTCCTATGCAGAAGAAGTATGTAAACTGTAGCAACCCTGCCCGCTATATCCACGAACACATCCTTAAGGGAGATAGAGGAGACGGTGTACCTAACTTCTTATCGCCTGATGATGTATTTGTTACAGGCAAGCGACAGAAACCTCTTGCTGCAAAAAAGATAGATGCATGGAACGGAATGGTACCTGAAGATTTCTGTAACGAAGAAATGTTACGAGGATATAAAAGGAACCAACAGTTAGTAGACCTTGATTACGTACCGGAACGTATTCAAGAAATGGTAATTGAAAGTTATGACTCTTATAAATTAAACAGCAGAGACAAAATGTTCAATTACTTTATTCAGAAGAAGTTAAAGAATTTAATGGAAGTGCTCCAGGAGTTTTGAATGGCTTATAAAGAAGGTATTGCTGAGATTCTTGATAGGATCTCAAAGCTAAAGACAAAGGAAGAAAAGATTACAGCTTTACGCCGTGATCATAATATTGTATTGGAGAACATTATTGATCTATGTTTTAATCCAAGACTAAAGTTTGTATTGCCTACAGGTGAACCGCCTTATAAACCACAACCTAAGGAGGCTGACTGTCAGGCTACACTATACGCCAATCTCAGAAAGTTTGGTGTCTTTCTGGAGACTGGTCCGTATCCGAATATGAGACCATATAAAAGAGAGTCTCAGTTCGTTCAGTTTCTCGAATCGTTAGATCCTGATGACGCAAAGTTGGTCATCGCCATTAAGGATAAAAAGCTACCATACAAAGGTATGAATCGCAAACTATTCGAAGAAGCATGGCCGGCACTAGCATCAACATGGATTGTAAAGGAAAATGGGTAAGACATATCGCCGCGATCGAGACATCTGGGATGAAGATCCTGTAAGGTTTGAAAACAGGTCGAGAAAGTCCAAGAAGAAGTTTGTAAAGCAAAAGATCGCACGTGATCCTCAGCAAAATAATAGAGATTATGAAAATGATGAAACCGGAGAAGACAGCTTTTATCATAGGTAATGGAGGATCCCGGAAGGGGTTTGATCTATTGCTATTAAAAGACAAAGGTACGGTGTTCGGCTGTAATGCTTTATACAGAGACTACCAAAAGAGCAGTCCTAAGTACGTTTTGCCTGACTATCTTGTAGCAATTGATTCACCTATCATTACTGAAATTGAGTCTTCTGACTTTCCTTCAACACGTACCTTGTTTCCTCCTGAAGAAGAAAGGTGGGAACCTGTGGAATTGCATTGGGGACGTGCAGTCAATAAACAATGGAATCCACGGCGACCTCGTTCTAACGCTGGAATGAACGCAATTTTAGAAGCCATTAAAAAGGAATATACTGAGCTGTATATCTTTGGTTTTGACTTCTTGGTGGTAGATCAGAATACTGCAATGTCTAATCTATATGATGGTACTAACTGTTATGGATTAGATACACGTGCTACATTACAGGATAGCAGAAATAGAATGAACTATCTAGGATGGGTATTAGAAAACTATCCAAATGTAAACTTCGTATTCTGTTATACGCATAATACTATTCATAATGGTATATACGCACCGCAGTGTAAGAATGCATGTGTATCAGACTTTGATAGTTTAATGAAATTGCTTTAGAGGTTATGCGTGTTAGAAACTACACTTATCGTATTATTACTGCTTGCCTTAGTAGGATTGTCATTCTATGCCGGTCATCAATTTGCTATTCCTCGTGTAACTGAAAGTTTATTGACAATCTTAAAAGAAGATAATATTATTAGATTTGTCGAGAAACCCGATGGAGAAATTGAAGTGTATAGCGGATACAAATTTTATAATGGAGATACTCAGTGAACATCTTTGTGCTTGATGACAATCCAGCTGCAGCCGCTCGAATGCACTGCGATAAGCATGTCCCAAAGATGATTGTGGAATCGGCTCAGATGATGTCGACCGCTCATCGTATTCTGGATGGCAAGGAGTATCTTGCTCCATCGAAGTCAGGTAAACGTATGGTTAAGCATTATCTTTTGCCTAAGTATGACGACTTAATTTACAAAGCTGTACACGCAAAGCATCCTTGCACTGTATGGACTATGGAGTCATATAACAACTATGTATGGCACTATGGTTTGTGGCGTGACCTTGCAGCTGAGTTCAAGTTTCGATTTGGTAAGGTTCATGCCTCGTGGGAAAAGCTAAAGGACGTATTAAAGTA